TTCGATAACAATCGAGACATACACATTGCCTGCAAATCCCGTGTTGGCGACGCCGCCCAGGTAGAGGGATTCAGTGGCGACCAAGTAGCCGTTCGTGTATTGTTGCGGTGCAATGTCGAACGAATTCGTGGACGACGCCGCCAGGGGAGAGGTTGCGATCGAGGGCGTGTATGCTTCGATTTTTCCAGCCGCAACCATGGAACGATCAGAAGGAAGCACGATGTCGCTCTGAGTTTGCGTGGTGAGTTGGAATTGAGCGACGGCGGCGGTGTCTGCGGCGGCCATCGAGAGAGAGCGGCCGGTGTTGTCGGTAAAGGCAACATCTACCCTGTGAACCTTGAGGATGCTTTGGTTCAAGGCATCCACATAAGAACCGAGATCTACGGCTCGCTCAGTAAAGGTGTTCGTGTTTCCAATGTTCAGTGTTTGTCGGATGAAGAATGACTCAGCCATGCCTCAGACAAAAGCGCCAAGGTATGTAAACAGCACCTAATCTTCCCTATTCGATGTCACGCCATCGCGCTGGTTATAGGTGACCCTCGCAGAGGCTTCTCCTACCGGAGGCCGACAGGCTGTCACCTAAACCGACATACACACACCTACAGGGGGTTTGGGGTTTCCGTCGATTTCCGTAGGATTCATAACCTACCTACTATGTCGGAGATAGCATGGGGAGACAACATACGACCTGGATTTCGGACGAAACATGGAGAAAATTGGAGAACATCAAGGGCGATTCGATCTCGGAGAAGATTCGAAACGCCATCGACCAGGCCGACCCTGATCGTGAGTTTCGTCGAGAAGCCGAAATGCGACAATTGGGACGAGCGAAAGACGCGTTGAAGCGCATCGCATCGTCGATTGAGGACAAAAACAACCCCGCATGGGGCAAACAAGCCCTCCTGGACAACATTGCACGCGTGATCGAGGATGTTTATTGGTTGGTGGTTGAATGACCTGCTCCTGGTGTGAAGAACCAATCATAGGGGATTTTCCTCAAACATGGAGGCTCATTGGATCAGAACGGGACGGCGAGGTTGAAGAGTTTGATTTCTGTTGCTGGACATGCCTGGCGCGATGGGTGAACGCATGACGCTCATTCGTTTGAAGTGTCGAACCTGCGGCCTTTGGATGAAGTCCGAACACTTCGGCGGCATTTGGGAATGCGAATGCGGGAACGCGTACGACGAATACACCGACTTTTGGGTGGTTTGATGAAAGTTCGATGCGCGATGTGCGGCTTCGAGGCAGAAGTTGAGCAGCCTTTGCTCGCTCGTGCGCCAATCCAGGCGTTCTTCGATACGCGTCCGCGCATGGAACGGTTGTCTTTACCGGACTTGTGGATTTGTGACATTCACAAGTAAGGGATCATTTGGACAACAAGGCGAACAGTTTCGAAGCCACCGACCAAACCGAGAGTAAGAAACGAGACCAGGACATTCAATCGAACAAGTCCTTCCAGGTTCGACTCTTTCTCCTGGCGTCGCTCTTCGCGTTCCATGAGCCAGGTGGCGAACCGTTGAGTTCGATTTGGCGCAGCTGCATTTTCAGTTTCGGTTTCAGTTGACATCTTGTGCTTCCTCCTGGACGATGGCGAGAACGGCTTGGTTGTCTGTCAACGAGACTTCTTCGAGTTCGACATAATAGTTGAAGTTCGTTGAGCCTGTTGCGACGGCTGAAGTGATGGCTACGTAGAGGTCACGAACCACAACGTGCGTAGGGTCGATGAGTTCGAACGTTTGTTTCACGATTGAGTCACCGACAACCTCGGTTGATGCCCATGCGACCTGGCGTCGATCATCCCAAGCCCAACCAACGATAACGCCAGATGCAAGTTGAAACGCGTCTTCGTGCGTGGCGAGAGCGCCGTAGATATCCTTCCCGCTTGCGGTTGCATCGCCAGGAAACTCGTAGGACAATACGAACCGTCGAATCTTGAAACCATGGTTGAACCGCTGGTCGTCCTGGATCAGTTGAATTGCGCCGTCGTATGAAAACGAGCGGCATCGACCACGGAGAACCCTAATCTTCCCCATTCAATCACTTCCTCTTCGCCATCTTGTGCGCTTCACGGACAGCACGCTTGAACCCGCCTGCCTTCCACTTCCCGCTCTTCAGTTTGTATCGAGGGGCAATCTTGCGGAACGCGGCCTTGTATTTCCGGTTGTATGCCGATGCCTTGCGCTTCGCTTTCGTGGCGACCACGGGAGCGGCGGCCTCAACGCGCTCGCCGACTTCTGTCCCTATCGACATCGCCAGCGAAGGCGACATGCCTCGGTCAATCAGCAATTGACGCAAAATGTTGCAGGTGGCGCACACAGTGAGCACCTCACTGCTGGCTCAATGCGAGAGCCATTGCTTTGCTTTGGCTCATCTTCTCAACGGTGGCTTCGATAACAATCGAGACATACACATTGCCTGCAAATCCCGTGTTGGCGACGCCGCCCAGGTAGAGGGATTCAGTGGCGACCAAGTAGCCGTTCGTGTATTGTTGCGGTGCAATGTCGAACGA